TATTTTTTTTACTTTTAACCTTTTCTTCAAGTTTTGTAAAATTAGTAGTAAAAAGGTTATCAACATCAACATATCTATTTTCTGATTTTAAATGTCCAACCCACATATTGATTTCGTCCAGGTCTGACTTTGTTACATTTTTTTTAATTGATTTAAATTCCGAAATACTTTCGGATATAAAATCATTACCAACAGACTCTGATAAACCTTTTTTTGATGATAATTCATCATACATTAGGTATAATTTGCTTAAATTTTTATTATTTAAAATTAATTGTTCAAAAACAAATAAATCTTTTTTCATTGTGTTGTTGACATATGAGTAAACCAGTTTGTCCTCAATTTTTGTTTTTAATATACCAAATTCCATGATCTTTTTTAGTATAAATATTACCCATTTAACAATTTATCTAACTCTTCAGAAATTTCACCTAAAGAATTATTTTTATTTTGGTTAAAATAATCGTCAAAGGTTGAATTAGTATCCTCAAATAGTAAACCTAATTTTCTTGGTGTTACCTCATCAGCCAACGGTTCTTCAGGTCCTGGTGGTGGTGGAGGTGGTGGTGGAGCTCCCCCACCTGGAGGTGGTGCTGATGGTCCACCAGCTGTTGGTGTTGTTGGTTGTGTACTACCTGTTACCGTTTTATATAATCTATCTACGTTATCAAATATTCCAGTTCTGGTAATAACCGTTGCGGTATTATCAAGTTCAGCTGAAATAGCTCTCTCCATTCTAATTTGATTAATATCAAGTTTAATATCCTCATCAGACATCCCAAGAATATGTTTCTTAGCCCATGTCGCTGACGTTGGTTGTATAGATTTAGGTATTTCACCCACACAATCCTTATACAATAACATTTTTTCTTTCCAAACCTCAACCATTAATAAGTCGGCTTGTTTAGATGGATTTGTTAGACCTAACGTAAAGTTTTGTAATTCATCCTCAAACCCCATTAGGAATAAGTGAATAATTGCGATTTTATTTAATTCAGCTAAAATACTTTTTTGTATTTTATTTATTGTTCTAGCAAATCTAATATCTAATAACGATAAATTTTTACCATCACCAACAACCTCCTCAAAACCTAAATAAGCTTTTGGTATTCTTAACGCGGTAACTAATTTCTTTTGTATATATTCAATATCAGCGATTTCAGATAGGTTCTGAGCTCCCTGTAATGTTTCAATTGGCATTGTTTGAGCTGGATCTCTAACAGGAATAAAGTAATCCTGATCGACCGCCATCTGATTGAATCGTAAATCAACATTACCGGTTTTGTTGTCGACAACTTGGTCACGTTTAAATTTATTCGCTACACGTTGTACATAAGCTTCAACATCTTTGTCATCCATGTTACCAACATAAACTTTAAACACCCTACGTTCTGGTGCTCTAGACGTTCTATATATTAACATAGCGTCCTCAGCTAGTACAAGTTGTTTCCAAATACGTCGAGCTTTCTCTAACATGGATGTACCATATGGTAATTTTCTATCATCACCCAGTAATCTAAAGTGAGCTATTTCCCAAGTATTAAATTCCATATCTTTCGCTTTCCAGTGAAATCTAACACCTTTAGCTTTTGGATCTGGTGAAGCGTTTATCGCCATAGCTTCAGCACCCCTCTCTAATCGTTCAATTTCAATATTTGGTAATTGTATACACCCAACAATACCCTTTTCTTGGTCTAATTTAAGGTACACAAAATTATCACCATATTTACATGTGTTTCTAATCCACATTTGTAGATTGGTATTAATATCTAATGTGTTGTTGAACAAATCAGCTAATATTCCCTTAATTCTTTTTGATTCAGAATAGATCTGTAATATATGACCATCTTGATTTGGTGTGGTGGACTCCTCAGAGTATATATCTAACGCGGTTGATATTTCCGGTGTATATTCCATTGATTCATAATCGTAGAATGCCGCTATACGATTTGGTTCATAGTAAACCGCTTGAGTATATAAATTATTTTCAACTTTTTGCCACTGACTGGACAAGTAAAACGACTGTTGGAGTTGTAATTTCTCCCTCTCATATGTTTCCTTGTCCGTAGTTTTTAATAGTTCTTTTTTATCGAATTTATATGACGGATAATCCATACCCATCAAAGAGTTTGGTCCAAACGTTTTGGATAGTTTTTGCCATATTGTTAAATTTTTATTTTGTTCCATGGTTATAATTTAAACATTTTTTAATAAATATAAATAATTGTCAGATACAATCACCGATAGTGTTTACCACAACCCCTTTACACGCTACCGATACACTATCAATTGAACAAACATACACAGTCTCACCATGGTTTACATCAGAAAAAACTTTTTCACCGTCACACTGAACATAACCAAATGTACACCGTTCAAATGTTCCATTTATTATTTCGTAATTCATACATTTCGGGGCACCACAAGATTTATCACAAACACCATTATCCACCACTTCTATTATTGATCCGTTACACCCTGGGGATAATATAAAACTTTTTTGGTCTGTTAAACATACGTAATTGTCACCATCAAGAACCATAATCTCGATAATCTTTTCATTACAATCTATGTATTCAGCGGTACAATTATCTAAACGACTATTTGATGAATATATAAAATTATAACATTTACATTCCGGTAATCCACTTGGTGTGGGAGTAGGTGTGGGGGTGGGGGTCATTGTTGGTGCATTAGTCATTGTTGGAGTTGGTGTGGGGGTAGGTAGTGGAATGTCATCATAATTATCTTTTTTTATTCCAGATTTACCAACGAAATTATTATATTTTTTTATACTATAAACACCTTGACCGGGTACTATTAAACTAGACCCACCAAAATAATCACCAGAAACCCTACGTTTTACAAATCCCATATTAATAAATATTACCTACCACCAAATAACCAACCGTATTTGACGTAGTCACTTTTGGAAGCTTCTGTTACTTGTCGACCATATCTGTCGTGTTTAACATTAACATTTGGTAATGTGGGATTAAAATAAACCTCATTTGCCACCGTTTCATTATGAGCGACTGACCACGAATCTAACATTTTTTTTGTATGTTCAGTTACACGTTCTAATTTTGAAAATGACGATTCACCAACGTATATCGGCATTGATATGCCCATTATTAAATCGTCATGTTGACCCTTTTGGTGGTCCGGTCTACCATTCAAGTATATGAATGTATTCATTTCATTATACAATCTAACACTACGAATTTTAAATTTATGTCTAACATATTCCTCAAAAGCAGCTATAATTTGAACACGTTTGTTATTAAAATTTATACCTGGGATTTTTTCACCAGCTTTAGGGTTATATGACCATATGTTTGTACTATCAACACCGTCGATATACATATTTTTATACCCAAGTTCCTGCATTTTCCTTACCGTAGTAATACCCATACCACCTGTGATATCAACAACCACAAAACATGAATACATTGTCCCCCATTTATAAGCGATTTCAGCTAAAGTATCTGGTGGTATTTTACCAACGTATTCTAATACCTGTTCACGTTCATCAAAATCAATAATTTGTATTGAACTAAAGTCATCACTATCACCCCTGGATACATCAATACCCATAATATACTTGTGTCCTTGTTCGGGTTCCTTCCAAATCCACAATGAATTACCCATAAGTTTAGTCACAGGTTCCATTATTGTATTTTCTTTAATATATTCTAATTGTTTTGAGTCAAATACGTTGTCCCCAGATCCAAGAAACTCACAATTTAACTCCTGATTTATTTTTCTCTTATCATATTTTAGTTTTTTAACCATTTTCTCATACCAAGTAGAACATGGTTTATAACCCTGATTAAATAAATCCTGTAATTCTTTATAGTCACGTTCGTAAGGGTCAACGTCCTCAAAAGAGATGTTTTTGGAGTGATCCCTTTCTGATTTATTTAAAAGATAATCAACCATATCATCAGTTGGTACTAAATATAAATCTTTTGAGTACCTTGGATCTCTCCACCAGAACATCTCAGATATTTTAAACTGGTTCATCCCCTTAACCGCTTGGTTGTAGATTTCATAGTAGATTGGGTCAAATCCATTTGGTGTTGATACAACTATAACCTTACCACCTGTAGAAAGTGAAGCCATACAAGCCGCCCAGAAATCCCCATCAGCTTCAATAAACGCGGCTTCATCAAAAACAAGTATTGTAGGTGTATATCCACGAAGGGCGTCCCTGG